GATTCATCTGGTAATCAGCAGACTGAAACTCAGACTGAGCCTTGATCATAGCCTCTTGGGCTTCGACAACCTTATCCGTATTTCCTTCTTCGTATGCTTGGCGATAATGACTTTTAGCTTGCTCCAGCGCCAGATTAGCTCGCTCTCTAATCTGATGAACCAGATACTGCTCGCCCTCTTCGATGATTGCATGATACTTCTTGTTCTCATCCGCATACTTTTGCGCCACTCTGACAGCCTCTTCACGCATCTTTTCAGCGGCTTCGCGTTGCCTACGCTCCTCATGCTGTTGATAGCGTAGTTTATTAATGCGCTTTTTGACCTTGTCTGAGTAACCCTCCAGTTCTTCGTCGCCACCCTCTTCCTCCTTGGCCTCTTTGGCAGGAGGACGGCGATCCTCTGGGGGCCGGTCATCTACGACTTCGACATCAACATCGGACTGCTCGCCACCGATTGTTGTCTTGACACCAAAAAACTTGTCCTCAGTGGACATGGTTTGCTCTTCCATCTGCTCTTCGCTCATACCTTCACAATCCCCCTTGGGTCTTCAACTACTGCTTCAACGCTGTCGTCATTGATAAGGCGAAACTCCTTACCATGAACCTTGAATCGCGTTCCGCTATATGAGCGCATCAGCACCCAATCACCTTCCTCACACCACGGGCCGCTTGGGAAACGCTTCTTGTCTCCGTAAGCGTCAGCGCCCATCTTCATTACAAACCCGCAAACAGAACCAATCTCTTCTGTCAGCATGGTTTCTCTTGCCTTGAGGATGCCCCCTTCCGTCATTTCTTCCGGTTCTGGGAGAGCAATGAGTAATTTGTAGCCTTTCGGGTCCGGTAGTTGCTTGGCAACTTGTGTGTCTTCTTCAGTCATAGTCCGTTCCTGCACCAGAGATAGGTGTCTGGTGTCACCATGCGTTACCGTTTGTAACGAATTACTCGCGCTCCAACCTGTCGTCTAGGTCCAGTAGCGTTCTCTCTGCAAAGGCCAGCCCTTGGATGATCCCCACGTTACGAGAATACTCATCCATGTCCTTGCAACCGCCCACCGCCATGTGATCTGAGACCTCGTTCATCTGGGTTCTCAAGTCATTCTGTATAGCCTGTAGGACGTTATTCGTTGCCTTTTTCGTCATCTAGGGTGTCCCTGATTAGATTGAATCCAGCCTTGAATCCCTCAATCTCTTGTTGAGATTCCTCTTTGGAATCCTGCATCGCCACCTTTGCGGCGATCTTTGCGCTTTCTAGGCGTTCCTCTTGATCCATCTTCTCCAGATCAAGCATTGTCTTGGCTTGTGCTTTCTGTGCATCGACTTGGACTTTCGCCATGTCGGTCTGCGCCTTAGCCGCCGCCTGTTGCTCCTTGATCGCCAACTCTCGTTGTTGCATCTGAATTACAGGGTCTTGCGACTGCTTGGCGTTTTGCTCTGCCTGCGCCATCATCTGGGCCTTGCCTGTAAGCTGTTCTGCGGCAGGCACTGCCAGTCTGGATATACGCAGTTCGATATCCTCAGGTAGCTTCTCTTCTGGACCGGGAAGCTCCACACCCAGTTCCTTCTCAATCTTGGACCTGTATAGAAACGCTACGTGTTCTGCAATGTGGGCGGCAAAAGCGGCCTCTATGGCCTTCTTATTGGGCGCTCTGGCAACCATCTTCATAATGTCGGGGTTCTGCATTGCCGCCATGTGAACTTGGATGTGCGCTTCGTGATCCTGATATATGAATGCCTTCACTGGGTCTCCAGTGATAATGTTCATGTTCTCTGTGATCGGGTCTGTCGGCTTGATGTCGTCCTCTGTTGGAACGATCTTGTCTGCATCCTGAATGCCCAGAACGTCTAACATCTGGCGGTGAAGCAGTGGCATGTCATACATCTGGGGTGCCTGAGCCGCCAACTGCAACGCCGCCTGATACTGCATGATTCTTTGCGCCATCGTCCCTGCATTGGGATCGCTGACTGGAATAATATCTACCTTGTCATCAAAGTCTGTCGGGACAGTCTGCCCGTTCTCCTCTTCATAGGGGTAAACCTCTGGGCCGTAGTCCCTGACAAGCTCCGACAGTATTTTCAGTTCCTTGGAGACGGCGGCATGAACACGGGCCTGCACCGCACTCATCACCTTCATCTCGCGCTCTAGCACTGCTAGTGTGGTGCCAACCGGCGCTTCTCCGTTGATGTCTGAGGCTTTGACATCCGCCGCTGACGCGAATCGACGCCCCTCATTCACAATATCACCCAGCAACTGGTAGAGGACGTTGCTTGGCTCCTTGTATGGCAGGAAGGTGATGTTGTCACGGATAGCACCACCCGGAACGTCTACATCACGGAACTCGCCGGGCATGATTGGCGTATCATCACCCTTGATTCTGAGTCCTCTGGACTTCAACCCTCCCGGTAGGTTGGCAAGTGTTCCAGCGTCTACCAACTGTCGGAGCAGGGATGTTGCCGACTTGGATAGACCGCCGATCATGTGTACCAAGCCAAACCCATAAAATCCCAGCCCCGGCAGATACTGGTAGTGGACGTAGTGATCCCTCTTCATTTTCTTGGGATCGTTTTCGTACCAGTTGCGCCGTATTGACAGGATCGTTCGTGATGACTTGTCAATGGTAATAACATAGGGCAACGCAATGCCTGTGGGCTTGCCCTTATCTGTGTCCTCAAACCCTATCAGGTCAATGTCAACGTGCATCTCCAGCAGGGTGTGCCTGTGATCAAGCTCGTAGTTGTCCGAGTCTCCCGTCATCCGGTCGTATTTCTGCTGTATCTCAGAAATGTCCGGTGTTGGTGCAGGCAAATCTATGTCTGAATAAAACCCAGCAACTTGCAACTTCCTGATTTCATTGGAAGTTTTCTTCATTACATGGGTGGCGCGTTCACACGTTGACAAGTCAGACGCACCATAACTGACCACAAAATCCTCTGCTGGCACAAACATGGCGCACGGTCTGCCCATACTTGGGTCAAAGTAGACTTTGCGGAATGCGGAGCCTGCTATTGGCAGGGAGAACAACAGCTTCTCTGTCTCCGTCCTGTACTCCGTCATACGCTGGGTAATCAGGTAGTTTAGGTAGTTCTGTACTCTGTGCGCCTGCTTGGTCTTTTCGTCGTCTATCTTGCCGACGATAGTGGTCTTTACAGGCCCGCTGGCAGGATATATCTCCTGTATGGTCTGGGCTTGAAAGCGGATGACCGCCTCAGACAGCATCGGGTGAAAGACGCCACAAGCGCCCTCCCACGGTGTAGACCTGTCCTCAAACTTTAGTCCTAACAAGTCAAGACCACGGACATAAGAGTCTTCCCAATCCGCACGGCTCATCCGGTCGGCGTCAAACTGTCCTACAAGTTCGCTCGCAAGACTGTCCAAGTCCCGCTCGTCCATGTACTCCGCTAGGTTGGAGCCATGCTCGACACCCATAAGGGCGGGCATATTCGGGTCGAAATCAATAATCATACCCCCGTCTTCGTCCATCACGCTGACAGACTCAGGGTTTTCGATTACGATCTCTAGCTCTTCGCCGGCCCCTTGAGGGCTGAAGGGCGTTGCTACGCGGTCAATAGCCACCTAGCCTTTGCCACCCATCTTGCCACCCTTGGTGTCCATCTTGTTTTTCATGGTTCTGCCGCCCTTGAAGTAGCCCTTGGTTTTGGGAACTTTCTGGCTGGCAACGCCACCTGCGGCCTTGCCTTCCTTATCAACAAGAAACGCTGGCTTCATTTCGCCATCGCTATCTCTTGCCATTGGCATTTTTCCGCCTGCCTTCATGCCCTTGGGCATCTTTTTCATCATGCCGCCCATCTGACCACCGCGCATATAGCCTTTAGGTTTCTTCTTCATCGTCCTCACCTGCGTATAAGTTGTCGAATACTCTGTTTACGTCCAGCGTGTAATCCAAGTCGGACTTGGAGTAGTGAATATGCTGTGACGGTCTAAAGTCCGGTGCGCCTTCTCCCGTTGACCACCATGCTGGGTGTGTCACCCGTACACGGTTGTTGGGTAGCCC